CCATCCAGGCGGCCAAAACCCCGCGATGGTGATGGCGATGACGGCGAAGAGGACGCCGGGGCCGCCACGCCCGACAACACCCAACAGGAGTAAATCCATGAACAGCTGGTACACGATCCGCGCCCGGAATGAGGGCGCGGAGGTGCTTATCTATGACGAGATCGGCGCCTATGGCATTTCGGCGCGGGGCTTTCTGGCCGAGCTGGGCGCGCTTCCAGAGGGCACGGCCATCGACCTGCGCCTCAACAGCCCCGGCGGCTCGGTCTTCGATGCCGTCGCGATCCACAACGCGCTGAGCCGCCATGCCGGCACGGTCACCGTCTGGATCGACGGCATCGCCGCCTCGGCGGCGAGCTATATCGCCATGGCGGGCGACGAGATCGTCATGCCGGAAAACGCCTTTCTGATGATCCACGACCCGTCGGGACTGGTGATGGGCACGGCGGCCGACATGCGCGACATGGCCGGAACGCTGGACAAGATCGCGGCGAGCATGATGCGCGGCTATGCCGCCCGATCCGGCAAGCCCGGGGATGAGATCGTAGCATTCATGGCGGCCGAGACATGGTTTGATGCCGCCGAAGCGCTGGAGGCGGGGCTGGCCACGCGCATGGCGGAGCCCGTGCGCATCGCGGCCAGCTTCGACATTGGCCGCTTCCGCAATGCGCCGCCGGAACTTGTCGAGGCGGTCGAGCCTGCCGAGCCGACTGACGCCCCCACGGCGGCCGACATCGTCGAAGACGTCAACGATGTTGACCCTGCACCTGACCCTGTGCCGCACACGCACGCCACCAACGATGTTGTCTCGGGTGCGGATCCTGCGCCGCCACCCGGGACGGACGATCCCGACAGCACTGTTGCAGCCGCCAACACTGCGCCTGACGCGACCGCCATCCGCGCCGAGGCCATCGCCCATGCGCGCACCGTCGTCGATCTTTGCCGCCTCGCGGGACAGCCGCAGATGGCCGGTCGGTTTCTCGAGGAGGATGCCAGCCTCGATCAGGTGCGCGCCAGTCTCCTGGACGCCCGCGCCGATGCCGCGCCGCAGATCACGCCGCATCACCCGCAACCCGGGCCAAGCCCCACCACGCGCCCGTGGGGCGATGTCATCGCCCGCACCTTCAAGCTCAAAGGATAAGACCCCATGACCACACTGACAGAAGGCACCCATCCCGGCGGCTTCCTCGTCTGGGAAGCGCACCGTGATTACACCCGCGAGACGATCACCGTCGCCTCCGGCACGCTTCAACCCGGCACCGTGCTGGGCAAGATCACCGCTTCGGGCAAATACGCCGCCCACGACCCCGCGGCCGTCGATGGCACCGAGACCGCCGTCGCCGTGCTCTGGGGCAAGGCAGACGCGAGCGGGGTCGATGCGCCGGCCGTCGCGCTCATTCGCGGCCCTGCTATCGTCAATCGCCACGACCTCGTCTTTGCCGGCACGCCCAGCGACCCCGAGATCGCCGCCGCCCACGCCGCGCTCCTCGCCGCGGGCATCCTCGTCCGCTGACGGCGGGCCGATTCAAACCCAATTCCTGACCCGGAGGCATTCCCATGGCCACCATGGACATCTTCGAAGGCGATGCCTTCACCATCGTCGAGCTCACCCGCGCGCTCGAGAACATCCCCTACAAGCCCGCGATCCTGTCCGGCGCGGGGCTCTTCGGCAGCCGCGGTGTGCGCACGCGCACCGTGATGATCGAGAGCCGCGACGGCACGCTGTCGCTGATCCCGTTCTCCGAACGCGGCTCGGCTTACGACAGCCAGATCCCCGAACGCCGCGAGATGCGCGCGTTTGTCTGCCGCCAGTTCAAGAAGCAGGACGTGCTCTGGGCCTCGGAAATCCAGGCGATCCGCGACTTCGGCTCGGAAACCGCTGTCCAGCAGGTACAGGCGGAGGTCGCACGCAAGCTGGGCCGGCTCCGCAATGACGCCGAGGCGACCTTCGAGTTCCACCTCTTCAACGGCATCCAGGGCGTGGTGAAGGATCCGAAAGACGGGGCCACGGTCATCGACTACCACGCCGAGTTCGGCATCGCCCCGACGGCGGAGGTCGACTTCGACCTCGACAACGCCACGCCCGCCTCCGGCGCGCTGCGCAAGCGCTGCCAGGCTCTGATCGAGAGCGTCGAGGACAGCCTTGGCGGGCTCGCCGCTGGCCAGGTGCAGCTGCGCGCCGAATGCGGCTCGGCCTTCTTCGCCGATCTCGTCGCCCACAAGGAGGTGCGTGAAACATACCTGAACACGGCCGCGGCGGCCGATCTGCGCGGACGCGTGGGCGAGGAGGTCAGCTTCGGCGGCATCACCTTCCGCCGGTATCGCGGCGGGCTGGGCTTCGGCGTGCCCACCGACAAGGCGTACTTCTATCCCGAGGGTGTCGAGGGGCTGTTCGAGATCTACTATGCGCCGGCCGACACCTTCGAGACGGTCAACACCGTGGGCCTGCCGCTCTATGCGCGGATGATCCCGGATCGCGACCGCGACGAATGGGTGCGCCTCGAAATCGAGAGCAACCCGCTGCCGATCTGCACCCGCCCGCAAGTGCTGCGCAGCGCGCGGCGGACGTGATGACCGCGGTTGGCATGGCGTTAGACGCGCTCTTCGCGGATGACAACATCGCCCGCGAGGCGGTCTACACCACCGATGGCGGCGTGCCCGTCCTGATCCGCGTGGTCACCCGCCGCGCGGACGACGTCTCCGGCTTTGGCGACGCGCGGATCTGGTCGGAGACTACGCGGATCGATCTGCGTGTGGCGGAAGTGCCCGCCCCGCGCCCCGGCGACCGGATCGAGATGGACGGCCAGGCGTTTCTCATTCAGGGCGAGCCCGTTCGTGACCGTGAGCGGCTCGTCTGGACCATCGATCTCAGGCCTGCGTGATCCCCATGAAGCTCAAACTCGACATAACCCCCGATCTGGCCACCATGATGGCGGCGGAAATCAAGGCGGGCGAAAAGGCCGTCACCGCCGCCACTCGCGAAGCCGGGACCGGTCTCAAGACCGCCTGGCGCAGCCAGATCACCGGCGCCGGGCTTGGGCAGCGGCTGGCCCGCACGATCAGATCCGAGCAGTATCCGAAGGGTCAGCCCAGCCTGAACGCCGCAGCGCTGGTCTGGTCGAAAGCGCCCGATATCGTCAGCGCCCATGACACCGGCCCGCTGATCCGCTCGCGCAATGGCTTCTGGCTGTCGATCCCGACCGCAGCCGCCGGCAAGTCCCGCCGCGGCGGCCGGATCACTCCGGTCGAATGGGAACGCCGCACGGGTCTGCGCCTGCGCTTCATCTACCGCCGGTCCGGCCCCAGCCTTCTGGTGGCCGAGGGGCGGCTGAACAAGGGTGGTCGTGCCGTAGCCTCGCGATCGAAGACCGGCCGTGGCCTGACCACCGTGCCGATCTTCCTGCTGGTCCCGCAGGTCAAACTGCCGAAGCGGCTGGATCTCGACCGTGACACCGAGCGGGCGCATGACAGCATGCCGGGGTTGATCGTGGCAAACTGGGTGGATGGAAGATTAACTGGTGTGGCGGCGATGCGTGGCTAAGAAAATCAAGTTGCGGCATCCACGAATCTTTCCATTGGAACTTGTGGTTGCTGCACATCATAGTCGCCGCCGGTGATTTCGTGATCCGGAAAGCGCTGCCGGAGAAACTCTAGCATTGCCTCCGATACCGGACCTCCGACCAAAAAAGTACCGAAGCGTTGTCTAAACTCCTCCCAGCGTTGGGAGACGACACCTTTGCGTCTTTCACCCGGACATACCCAAATCCAATCAAGGAGCATCTGTTTGCTCTGCTTTTCGTGTGGACGGAAGCAGCATGCACCGATAATTCGAAAATCGTTGTCACGAAAAATATAGCCGATTGCTTTGGGGTCATGGTAACCTTTGATCTCCCATTGATGCATGTCGTATCCAAACTCACGCTTGAAAACCTTCGCGCGCCAATAGATTGATGTTCGGAGCCACTCGGGAGACTTAAGATCGACCCATATTATTTCATGATTGCTTTCATATTCTGCCCTTAGTTTTGATGAAGGCTCCGGCTTGAGAGCTTCAATAAAACCGTTGTGCCTTTCCTCATTATGCCTTTGTTCTTCCTGCGGGTCTCCTTCGACATACGACAGGCCACAAAGTTCACATCGCTTTAATCCCATTTCCACTCCCAGAAAGTTGGTTGCTTTATACCCTCGCATGTCAGTTTGAAGATGATCCATCAAACTTTGGCAACACCGCTAAGTATTCCGAAATTCATAAAGTGGGAAGTCAACTTCTTCTGGGAATGCACGCCATTTTTCAGTGAGAGAGTTCGTGCTCATGCCCTACGAAGCTATCCTCGTCGCGCTGCACACGCGTCTCGTAAAGCGGCCTGCTCCCCCCTGAGAGGCAAGGCTCTGCCTAAGCGCATGCCAACTGACTGTCTGCTGATCCTGCTTGACGGCGAATTTGGTGAACCGACGTTGACGCCGTGTTCACCATGCTGACCGCCGGCAACGACGCACCTCGGTTCGGGACCGGCGCGTGACACTTCATCATTCGCAACCGCGCCCGCAGTCCTTATCCGCCCACCCACCGGAGCCTTCCCATGCCCTCGACCCGCGAGACGATCCTTGCTGCGCTGACGGCGCAGCTCGCCGCGCACGCGGGGACCGAGGTCCGGCGCAATGCGGTTTTGCCCGAACGCGTGCTGACAGGCGGGCTGGTGATCGTGCGCGATGGCAACCCGGGGGAACCCGACGTGACGCTGGGCCCGTGGCGGGCCTATTACCGGCACCGCGTGGAGATCGAGGCGTTCATGCCGCCGGGCGCGGCGGAGGCAGCGCTCGACGCGCTGCTTGCCCGCATCGGGGCCGCACTGGCGCATGACGACAGCCTCGGCGGGCGGGTCGAGCTGATGACACCCTCGGCGCCGGAGCTGCAGCCGGTGCCGGTGGAAGGCGGCGCGCCGTTTCTGGCGGCCGCGCTGGCGGTCACGCTGGAATACCAGGTCAGCGACCCGCTGAGCGGGTGAGCGCGCCGGACAGGCGCGGCCATCTCGAGACATCACATCTGCACATCACAGGGAGGATCAGCATGGGCAAGCAACGCGCCTATGGCGCCGATGCCACACTCAGGGCGGTGCGGGAGACACAATATGGTGGGGCCACCACGGGCCCGGTGCGGGCGCTCGATTTCAAGACGGCGGATCTGTCGGCGAGCATCCCGCTCGGCGACGACCCGCTTCTGGGGCGCGGGCGCAACGCGCAGGACCCGTATCGCGGGCTGGTCACCGATGAGGGCCAGCTGGAGATCCCGTTCGATCTGCAGGGCACCGGCTGGTGGATGACGGCGCTGTTCGGCGATCCGCAGACCACACCGCAGGCCGCAACCGGGCGGATCACCTTCGCGGAGAATCCCGCGCCGGGCGACACGCTCACGCTGAACGGGGTGGCCTGGAGCCTTGTTGTGGGGGTTGCTGCGGGCGACGAGACGGAGATCGGCGCCACGCTGACCGATACGCTGGCTGCGTTGGCCTCGGATCTCAACGCCGCCACTGATCCCGCCATCGCGGTCGCGAGCTACACGGTCGAGGATGACACGGCGCTGGTGATCACCCATGACGCCACTGGCCCCGACGGAAACGCGTTTACGCTGGACGCCTCGGCCGGACAGCGTTCCGCCCCCACGCTCACCGGCGGCGGCTATCGCCATGTCTGGCGCAGCGGGGCCGACACCATCCCGTCCTTCCTGATCGAGATCGGGCACCCGAAGCTCACCACCCCGGTCTTCTTTCGCCATGCGGGCGCGGTGCTGGAGGAGCTGTCATTCCAGATGGGCCAGGAAGGGCCGGCCAACGCCACCGTCTCGGTCGTGGCGCAGGGCGAAGAGACCGCGAGTGCGACGCTGAACGCAAACCCTGCCGCCTTTGCGCTGCGCCGCTTCAGCCAGGGACGCGGGCGCATTGCGCGCGCAGGATCACCGCTGGCAGGCGTCACGGCCGGCTCGCTGACCTTCTCCAACGGCATCGAGCGGGTGCGGTCGATCCGCGAGGATGGCCGCATCGATGGCGCGGATCCAACGCTTGCCACCTGCGAGGGATCGCTGACCGTGCGCTTCGATGGCCAGACGCTGATGGCCGAGGCCGCCAGCGGCGATCCGGTCGCGCTGGTCTACGGCTTCGCGATGGCCGAGGGCTATGCGCTGACCTTCACGCTGCCGCGGGTCTACCTGCCCAAGCCCAAATATTCGATCACCGGCCCGGCCGGGGTCGAGGCGAGTTTCGACTGGCGCGCGGCGGCAGATGCGACCGGCGTGATGCTCGAGGTCGCGCTTCTGAACGATGTCCCAACCCATGGAGCCCCCTGATGATCCGCCTCGACCTGAACGCGTCCCCTGACTGGCTCGATCTCGGCCACGGCGTGCAGCTGCGCGTGGCCCCGATCACCACCTCGCTGATGAACCGGGCCCGCGAGGAGCCGATCCTCGCGGATCTGCCCGAGGAGGCCAGCGCGAACCGGCGCGGCATCGCGCTCGCGAAGGCACTGGCGCGGGTCGCCGTCGATGACTGGACCGGCGTGCACGATGCCGACGACGCGCCGGCCGAACTCACCCCCGAAGGGCTCGACGCGCTGCTGGAGATCGTGCCGATCTTCGAGGCGTTCCAGCTGCGCTACGTCGCCCCGGGCCTGCATCTGGAGCAGGAAAAAAACGCCTCAGCGCCCTCGCCGAGTGGCACTTCGGCGGGGGCGCGCAATACTGCAACAACTGCCCGCAAATCTGCGACGCCTGCCCGGCGCGGCAAAACGCGCCGCTGACGCGCGAGGGTGCGATGGCCTGGGATGTCGCGCAAGCGGCCACCGGCCAGCTACGCGTCGCCGAGGGCGCGGTGCTCGGCTGGGACATGGGTGCGGTGCTGGCCATGGCCGACGCGAGCGGGCTCGACCCACGTGCGGCTGTCGAGCTTCTGCCGGTGATCGAGGCGGCGATGGTGCGCGCGGTGAACGCGCAGATCCGGGCGCAGCGCCCACAGTAAAACGACACGCCATAAAAGCAGAGAAACAGGGATCGGAGTCCCAATGACCAGCGCATCAAAACAGGTCACGGTGCGGCTCGCCGCCGAGGGCGGCCGGCAGGTGCGCGCCGAGCTCAAGGGGATCGGCGCGGACGGCGCCACCGCCTTCCAGCGGCTGGGCTCGGAGATGGAGGCGGCCAATGCGCGCGCGGACCGGTTCTTTCGTAGGCTGCGCATTGCCGCCGCGGCCGGTGCTGCGGCCGTGGGGGCTGCGGCCACGGGGATGATCCGCAGCGGGCTGCAGGTCGTCGACAGTCAGGCCAAGCTGGCGCAGTCGCTGGGCACCACCGTCGCCTCGATCCAGACGCTGGAGCGCGCGGGCGAGCTGGCGGGCGTGTCGATGTCGGGCATCGAGCAGGCCACCAAGGATCTGACGCGCCGTCTCAGCCAGGCCGCGGCCGGGACCGGCCCTGCCGCCGACGCGCTGGACCGGCTGGGGCTGTCGGCCACCGAGCTGATCGCGCTGCCGCTGGACGAGCGTGTCGGTGCCATCAATGCGGCCATCGAGGAGTTCGTCCCCGCGGCCGAGCGGGCCGCGGTGGCGGGCCAGCTCTTCGGCGAGGAAGGCTCCATCGCCATGGGCCGGATCGACAGCGCCACGCTGCGCCAGGCGACGAAAGATGTGCGCGCCTTCGGCGTCGTGGTCTCCGCGCAGGATGCGGCCCAGATTGAGCGGACCAATGATGCGATCTCGCGGCTGGGTCTGATCTGGCGCGGGCTGGCCAACCAGCTGGCGGTCGCCGCGGCCCCGGCGCTGGAGGCGGTGGCCGACGCGATGGCCGCGCTCGCGGAGCGCAGCGGGCCGGTGGGTCGTGCCATCGAGCTTGTGCTGGGCAACCTCGACCGGCTGGCGGCCACACTCGCGGCGGTTGCGGGGCTGGTGGCCGGGCGCTTCGTGGCGGGAATGGCGGTTGCAGCTGTCAGCGTGCGCGGTCTGGCCACGGCGCTCGCGCTGTTGCGCGGGGCGCTCATACGGCTGCCGTTTGTGGCGCTGGTGATCGGCGCGCAGGAGCTGATCCTGCGCTTTGGCCGACTGGTCGCTGCTGCCGGGAGTTTCTCCGACGCGCTCGATCTGCTGCGCGGCGTGGCCGCAGAGGTCTGGGACCGGATGGGCACGGGCGCGCGGGCGCTCGGGGCGACGGTGGCGGCAGCATGGGCCGGGATCCGGGCTAGCCTGGCGGACGGCGTGCAGGCCAGCCTTGACGCGGTCGCGCGCGGGGCGTCGCTGATCATCAACACATGGCGCGGCG